CTAAATAGTTCTGTTACTTCTTGTAATTCATTAATGGCATCTATCTGCTCTTGTATAGCAGAAGTGCTTTCATCAACAGCAGACTCTACTTCTGACTCAATATCTGCTAAATTCTTTTTAGCATCTCTTAACTCTTCTGATTCTCTAGTTAATTCAAATTCAACATCTTTTAATTTTTCCTGTGCAACTGCTAACTCCTCAGTTACATCTTTTCCTTGTCTTTGGAAAAAAGTTAACTCAGCTATCTCTTGTTGTAATTGTTTTTTCTGTAAAGCTTCCTCAGCTGTTGATAATGCTTCTTTTCTCTGTGCTTCTGCAACAGCATTTTTTGCATCTTCTAGTTCTTGATCCTTATCTACAGTTTCCTGATTAACTTTATTAATAAATCCATAAACCTTAGCTAACTTATCAAGAGTAGGTAATAAGTCTTTATCTATTTTTTGTTTATATTTACCCTGTGCAGTAATTAGAGGATTTATAATTTGTCTTTGCTTCTGCATAGATTTATTAATAATGTTCTGTGCATTGGCATAATTATCAAGTTGTTTTGATAACTCTTCTGTTTCTTTTTGCTCTTGTTTAGATATTGCTAAATTAGCTTTTCTTAGAATTCCTGCACCTTTAATTACTGATGTGAACATTTCAAATCTTGATAAAGTTTCTTCATCTAAATCAAACAATTTAGTTTCTCTATCTCCTAGTTTTCTAAACTGTTCAAATATTTCTACTGTACCTAAAACAACTAGATTTAGATCCTGAAATCTGTTAATTAGCTCTGGTGTTGAATCTTCTCTTAATTCATTAAAAACTCTAAGAACTTCTCCTGCAGCAGGTATTAACTCTTCTCCAAGCTCTTCTCTTAATTCTTGTGTAGCAGATCTAGCAATTAAAGTCTGTGCTGCAAATCCTGCTGCTTCTCTAGCTGCATTACCCTGCTGTACTGCTGATCTTTCAAATATAAGTGCAGTTGTTGCTAATGCTTTTTCTTGTCTAGTTAACTCATCAGCACTACTTTTACCTGTTTGCTCAAAAGCCTTAGTTTGTACCTCAGCTTCTGTTATAGCTATACCATAAGTCTTTAGTGCTTCCCTCTCTCCTACTAAAGCTGACCTAAAAGCTTGTAATACAACACCAGATCCAGAAGTGATATTATTAAAACTAGCAATATCTCCTGCTAAATCAAAAAGTTCTGATGATAAGTCTGCTGACTCTTCTTGTGTGAAACCTATACCCTGAGCAACTGAGCCAAAGACTGAGATAAGTTGTTGTGCTTCTGCTGATGTTAAACCAAATAGATTAGCATTTTCTTTTAATTGATTGTTAAGTTTTTCAGAAGCTCCACCAAAAGTTGTACTAAATGCTCCTGCTGCTTCTTGTGCTGCTGATGCAGCTTGTATTGCTGCAAAAGAAAAATCTAAAAGAGATTTACCTGCTATTGTTGCTGCACCTGCAATAGCAAACTTACTAGCCCCAGACATACCTGCAGCAAATTGTGCATTAGCTTTAGAAGATTTGTTAACAGAATTATCAACACCTTTAATATCTTTTTCAAATTTATTAAGTTGTCTACCTGCTTTATCAACTCCAATGAGTTTGAAAAACATTTCCAAAGTGGCTCTTGCCATCTTTTTATCTCCTCAATTTAGATTTTGCTCTGGCTTCTGTCATAGCCTTATGCTCTTTTTTATTCTTATCTATGTAGTATAACTTCCAAGACTCAAATTCCTCAACACTCATACTTTTTCTAAGAGTATCAACAGTCATTCCTAAATCTAAAGCTAATCTAAATTCAAAAGCTAGTTCTGTATTATTCTGGAAACTGATCAGCTATATTAGCTTGATCCTCCTTAGTCCAAGCCATGCACCTGTAAATCCCTATAAGGACTTTATCAACTATTGTTGGTGTTGCTTTAGAATAAAACTCTTCTACTTGATCTAATGTTTCAAACTCAGGATCTTTTAATCCTTTAAGCAATAGATGTTTTTCAAAGAGAATCTCATCTCTAGCTCCATCAACTTCTGATAATTTATTTATCTCAACTGCATCTGCTTTAGTTAAGCCTGTAACAATAACTGTTGCATCCCATTCAGAAATTTCTATTTCTTTAGTAGGAAGTGCAGGAGCATTAGAAATATCATCTAGTTTAAGCCTCTTCATGATAACCTCTTTTCTGTTGTGAATTACTTAAGTTATATTTTAAGCAGTTCCCTCAGTTACATCTCCAGAAACTTGAAAAGCAGCTGTAAAAGTAACAGCTCCACCAATATCAGGTGTTCTATCATAAGAAGTCATTATTGCTTCTCCTGATGCTTTAGGATTTCCTCCTGTAGTTCCTATTGGATAGAACTCAAAAGATCCCTCTGCTCCAAGTATTCCAGATAAGTAACCATCAACAGTTGCATCAAAAGAGCCTGAGATTGTTAAAGTTGCATCTTTAAGTCCTGCTACAAAAGCTTTAGAACTATTACTAAATGCTGAAACCTCAGCTACATCAGCAGTTCTTGAAATAGAAACATCAGTAAGAACATCAGAGATATCTCTTAAAGTTCCACCAGAATCATCAATCTTGAATGCTGCATTCTTTCCATGTGTAAATGTTGGCATTTATCTTTCTCCTCTATATTTATTTCTGTGCAAAACTAACTGCTGCTGTTATGCTACCTGATCCACCAAAAGTTAGAACAGCTCTTGCATATCTTGCAGGATTAGTATCACTTGTTATTAATTCTGATGTTGTACCTGTTGCCTGAGTAAAAGTTATATAATCAGAAAAAGTTACATTATCAGCACTTGTTTGTATTTTAACATCTAATGTTGGAGATCCACTACTTACAGTACAATGTAGCACTCCTGCACCACCATTAGTACCTGCAGCACCATAATCTACTCCTACTTCATTAGATGAACTTGTTATAGCTGTTGGAGCTAATAAGCTTTTACCATTATAAGCATCTCCATCAAATTGGAATGCTACAGCTACTGCAACAACTGAGCCAATGTCTGCTGATCTATCATAAGAAGTTTCAATGACATTACCAAACTCTGTTGGATTGCCTCTTGTATGTCCAATAGGAGCAATAGTAAAAGCACTACCTGAGCTTCCTAGTTGTGATAAAAACTCTGCATCTGCATCTGGACTTGAACTCTCAAAATAACCTGAAAGAGTTGCAGTTCCATCTTTTAATCCTGAAACATAAGTTTTAGAACTTGCTGTGAATGTTGAAGTTTCAGCTACATCTGCTGTTAAAGATACACTTGCATCAGTTAAAGTTGTAGATAGATTTGTATTATCTAATAGTACAACAGCATTTTTACCATGATTAAATGTTGGCATTTATTCCTCTTCCTCTTTAGCCATTTTACTATCAAATTTTACTGCAGCTTTATTCTTTATCAAACTTTTAGCAATTTTGTCTGGTACTTCACAGATCTCTCCTGCTTCACACCTGATTTCTTTACCATCCTTATCTGGATAGTTACTTCCAATTAATATTTTTATTTTCATTATGCTATTACCTCTATATTGAATGTTACACCAAGAAAGCTAGTTCCCTGTGTTACTTCATACTCTCCATAATCTGTTGCACTTATAACTCTAACAGACATAGCAGCACCTCCCAAAGTTGGATCACTCTCTATAGCTGCTTTAACTGAGGTTGCTCCAGAAGAGGCTAAGTAAGCATCTACACCATCTTGTGCAGTCTGTGCATCTACTCTTGATATATACACCACTATAGGTATCTCATAGGTATCTGAGCCTCTAGCCATTGTTGAATCATAGTTTAAACTATTCAATGGAGCTACTAATGCTATAGGTGGCTCAATCCAGTCTGGCACATACTCATAAGCAGTTAAACCTGTAATTGTTTCTAAATTTGTTTTTAAACCATCTCTTATTGCTGTTAAGGTAGCCATTACTTTACACTCCTAGCTATATCTCTTGCTATAGATTGTAACATATCCTCTGCTCCTGCTTTTATTTCTTTTTGCTTTTCATATACAACACCACCAACAAAAGGTTTCATTTTTAAACCTCTCTTAGATATTGCTCTAGCAACTAAGAATGGATTTAGTTTAGGTTGTCCTCTCTTTGCCCACTTAGCAAGACTAGATCCCTCTTTATAAGGTGGAAAGAATGGCTTTGTTCTCTTTACAGGACTAAACCCTCTAAAGATTGGTTTACCATGAATAAAAGGAGCTGTAGGACTACTAGAAGCTAATTTAAAGCCCTCAGACATCCTTAGCCTGTTAGTGTTACCTAATTTAGCAGTAAACACACTTCTCCTAGTATTACCTGTGTTTTTATTGCCTCTACCTGCTTGTGATCTAGGAGATGGTTGATTTTCTAAAGCATTAAGAGAATCTTCTTTTAGTTCTAGTGCAAGTTTATTAAAGAAATCATTACTTCTTTTATTCCAGATAGTCTGTGAATTGATTGCTTTAGATAAGTCTAAAGCTCCATTTAGAGTTAGTTTCATACACCATATAGCCTATTGTTGTTAATAGCTGTTAAGCCAACATAAGGTCTACCTGATGCAAGAGTAATTGTTGATTTTTTAAATCTTTTACATAAAGTTTTTACATCTGGATCAAGCTCAGAAAGAAATATAATTGGAGCTTGTCCTGTTTCTGGATTACCACTAAATCCCATTGGACTGTTTTTTCTTTGCCAAAATCTACTAGCTTGTATTAGTGCAGCTTGTGTTATAGCTTCTGGAATATAACCTCCTGCATTGTGTTGATCTGGAAACCCAAACTTAGCAGTAATTTTTAAGCCTTTAGGATGGCTAGTTGGAAGTATTTTTCCACCATTCTCTATAGCCATAACTATTTTATCAAAAGGCATTGTAGGTGTTAGTTTGTCTGCATTAAGTGGATATAAATAATAATCTGTGTCTAAAACTAGAGTCTGGTCATCTGTGCCATCTTGATTAAGTGTTTTAACTACTAAACCTGTAGTTGTAGCTATATCATCAATAAAAGCATAATCCATAAACTCACAGTCATAATATCTAGTTTCTACTGTTTCACTTTGTATGAACTCTCTTCCTACAAAGTCATCAATGGCTCTACAAGCAGCATCAATAGCAATATCAAGATTAGCATCTTGCCCTGTGCCTGTAATACCAAGCCAAGTTTTTACATCATCTTTATCTACATACTGTGTATGAGCCATTTAATTATTTATCCTCTTTAGGTTTAACAGCTTTATTTTCTACTTTTTTAGCTGCTTTTTTCTTAGGTGTTTCTAATTTAACATCAGGCATAGGATCTCCCATACTTGCAACAAGAACACCACTTAAATAAGGACAATCCTTACCTTTAGCAAATTTACCTGTTTCATTATCTTTCCACACAAAATCTGCTTCTTTTTCTATAAATTTCATATTTTTGTTCTCCTCATGGAACACAGAGCCAATAATCTCATTCTTTAGAACAAAACTATGGCTCTGTATTTTTTCCATATTAATTAACTATTATTCAATATCATTAATTCTTGTGAATGCTTGTGGTTTATACACAGCAAGAGCATACCTTAAGGAAGCTTTGACTGTAAGTATATCTTTACCAAAATCTCCATCTTTAGCTGAGTCTGAAATCTGTAATTCCATTCCTCTTCTAAATACATGGTTAACTGCTAAAGAGCCACCAAATTTACCAACAACTACATCAATAGTTGTAGATACAGCACCACCAATTTGTGATGATTTAACAACAGGTAAACCCCAAATAGTTGGAGATCCTGCCAAAGCAGAAGCACCTAACATGAAGTTATTGTTTCCATCAACCTGACTTACTAAAGCATTGTAAGCAGCAGGACTCATCAAAACAGCATCTGGAGCTAATTCTCCATTGATTTCTACATCTTTGATACCATCAAGAATTGTTCTTAACTTGCCACCTGCAGTATCAGGGAATGCCCCTGCTGTGTAAGTGATTGTGTTGATTCCTGCTTGTTGAGTAAGTCCTTTAACATCTGGAGCTACTCCACCACCAATTAGGAATTGTTTTTCTAATCTTTGCATTACATGATTTGCAAGTCTGCCATCAAAATATGCTCTTGCACCTGCTTGATCTTCAAGCAACTCTGCTGTGATAGGCAAAGTTGTGATGAATTTTCTTACAGGAGCTGTTACAGCTGAGTAGCTGAAAGCATCTTCTGGAGCAGCACCAGCTTCTGCAGTTTCT